GTAGAGGATCAAGCTGCAAATCAAATGGCAGCTGAGATGATTCACCACGGCGAAGACTTTGAAAGCTCAATAGAGCAGTATGAAAGGAACTTGAACAATTATAAGGAGAAAGGGTTTAACGAGCATGCTGCCCAAGCAATGGCGGTTGAGTCACTTGAGTCTGGCGAAAACCCAGGAGAAAATACAAGATTTGCACGAATATATGGTTGATAAATATCAAATAGGCTGATAGAATTAAATATAAGCAAAAAGGAAATATGGCATCTACAAAGAGTACTGGAGATTCTGTCCGTGCATATCTTCGTGACATTGGAAGAATTCCCTTACTTCAGCATGACGAAGAAATCCTGCTAGGTAGAAATGTACAACGTCTAATGGAAATTAAAGCGATCAAAGAAGAGTTAGCACTAGACGATACAAAAGATCTTTCTCAAGTAATGGACATTCCTTACAAGGAACTTCGTAAGCAAATTAGAGATGGTGAAAAGGCAAAAGACAAAATGGTTACAGCAAACCTCCGGCTTGTTGTTTCAGTCGCCAAAAAATATACTAAGCGCAACATGGACCTATTGGATATTATCCAGGAAGGTACCATTGGCTTGGTCCGTGGCGTGGAGAAGTTTGATCCTGGTCGTGGTTACAAGTTTTCTACTTACGCCTACTGGTGGATCCGTCAAGGGATCACTCGCGCTATCGCTGAAAAATCGAGGGCGATTCGTTTACCGATCCATGTTACTGAGAACCTCAACAAACTTAAGAAAGCCCAGCGTGAACTAAGTCAAATCAATGGTCAACTACCAAACGTATTTGAGTTGTCTGAATACCTCAACCTGTCTGTTGATGACATTAAAGATTTGATGTGTAAAGCTCGGCAACCAACGTCACTTGAAATAAAAATTGGAGAGAACCGAGATACCGCTCTAATAGATCTACTAGAAGATAAAACACAATTACCTGAGATGCTGCTAGAACAACAATTCATTAAGGAAGACATTCGTGAGCTCATTCAAGATCTACCTGAAATGCAGGCTGCAGTAATTAGTATGCGATATGGGATTGGGGAAGAAATACTAGAACCAATGTCCATGACTGCAATTGGACAAATGTTGAACATGAGCCGTGATCGAGTCAGAACTCTAGAAAATAAAGCTCTTAAAAATCTACGAGAACAGTCCAATAGTGTAAGCGAGTATCTTTAATACAATAGAGTTATTGAATAAATGCAGACATGAATGTCACTACAGAAATACTGAGGCAAAACAATACATATTCTGCTAGTGACAACACTAATCCAGATCGGTATTCATCAAGTAAATCTCTCAACTATGCGACTGGTGCGAGTATATCCAAAGCTGAAGTAGCGGAGGTCAATGTTGTACCATTCTCACTGCAGTATGAAGATGCAGTAGGTTTATTTGGTGTAGAAAATCATTTCATCAAAGTAAAGCTGAATATTATTGGCGACATTGTTCTTAAGGAATATCTGGAGCCTGGTTATATCAAAGCAGATATTGATTTCTACAGCGAAGAAGACGACACAGGTTATGTAACCAGTAGTCTCGATCAAGCGGGTGCCGAATCAGATCCAGGCTATTCGTCAGCTGCTACGCCTCCACTTACTCTTCCGGCAATTGGATCAGATTCATACCTGAGTGTAGATCTTGAAAATCTTAAAGCATCAAATATCTATAACAACAGCTATCTTGATGTTCGACTATATACAAGTGAGAATGAAGAACATCCCTACGACAAGATGTATATCAAGCCACGAGACTTCTTCTACGTAGGCATCCATGCTAGAAACACTAAACGCCTTCCTTATAAAATTCAGATTGATGTTGGCAACGAATACAAGTCGCTTGAGTCAATTGAAGACAAAAGCTACATCATGCGACTTGCAGACCGTCCGAGCTTCTAGTCTTCGTCTTTAATTAACGCTTTAATAGTCTTCTTTGCTACTTTCTTAGCAGGCTTAGGTGCGAGAGGTCTCGGCTCAGGCTTGACTATAGAGGAGGGCTTCTCTTCAGAGCCATGTGGTTTGACAGTCATGACTTTACCTTTACTAATACTCGGCAAGACATAGTGCTCAATAAGCTTTAGATCAGAGCTAAAGAGTGCCGCACGAGTAACGCCACGTGCACCATAGAAAGCAAAATTCAATTTACCATCATGATCAATACGCAAGAACGAAGAGTCCCCTGTTGCGACAGCTAATTTAACTGTTTGTCCATTAGCAGTGACATCAAAAATTGTGCAATTTACATACTGTGCACCATTAGTACCGTGCCACCATTCCTTAAGTTTATGTGTATCGCCACCACGCTTTGGACGAGTCAGCAGCAGTTCTTTACCAGTGTGCTTAGATACACCTTTAACACCAGAAAGAATAAGACTATCAGCCATTTTTGCTATTACAACTTTCTTCTATTTTAGTCCATTTAAGATTTGAAGCAGAGTTATTGTTTTTATGACCATCTACATGTGCTACTCGGCTGCAAGCTTTAGTCCTTCCGGGCATTGTTAATGGAGGCTTTAGAAATGCAAGTGCAACAAGCTTATGAACAGTAACGGTAACAGTACGTTTTCTACCAATGCGTTGCGTGAGGTTGACCTGCATATATCCATTTTTATTTTTACGCTGCTTCAAAAGCTTTTCAGATCTACCTTTAGTACTTTTGATATCACCGATTGAGTTTATGTAGTATTCGATGCAGCATTCATATCCAGGCAAGGTATGAATAGGCGTCCAAATTTTATCATCTATAAATTCCATAACCACAAAATATTGGGGTATATAGTTAAAAGTATAGCAATAACAAGTACTATCATTATATGTGACTAAGTCGAAGTCACTTATAACTTTTTAGCTTACGGAGTTACGATCCTATGTGGATTGATAATGATTTTCCGAAGCTTCTTGGTGCTGAACTATATCGTCCGCATCCGGCATACATCATTGAGATGGCCGTTGAACCTGTGGTCGTTCATGATTTCTCCAAGCAACCTGGTCAAACTGTTCAGTTAGACCGGTATCGCTTCTGGGGCAAACCTGGCACTAAGGAGTCCCGTGAGCGGACTGCCGATCAAACACTTGGATCCGCCTCCGCACGCAACATCGTCAAGGACAAAGTACTGGTTACTCTCCGCGAGTACACCGGTCCCGCTGATTCCCGCGATGCTTCACAGCCTTCTACTTTTAAGGTGGCTCGTGAAACCCTGATTACTGCTCAGCGTCTGCTACTTGATACTGGCAACCTGAATGTCTTCCACCAAAGCATCGGTTCTTTGACCCTGCTGGATGACTATCGTCGTTGGCGTGATCGTGTCTTCGCAAACGAACTGCTGAAGGCAGAAGCTGCTGGTCAAGCCAGCAAAGATCAAGGTGGTTACTACCTGCCAGGTGGCAAGCCTAAAGGCGGTGCTGGTGGAACCTTGGGTGTGACGTACGCCGCTGGTGAGTCCGCCAAATTTGATGTAAAGACTGACCTCCTCGAAGTGGTTAAGGACATGCGTAAGCGCAACGTTCCTACCTTCGCTGATGGTTACTACCGTTGCATCGTCGATCCAACCGCAATGATGCATCTGCGTCAGAACGCAGACTTCCGCGAGATCGCTCGTTATCCGGGTCAAGGGATTGTTAATCCTATGAACCCTGCTGAGGCTCCCAACGCCAACTTCTACCAAGGCATGGGACCTGCTTACGGCCAAGCTGGCTTTGTTGCCGGTCAACCCGTTATGCCTACTGGCTTCCTCTTTGAGGGTGTCCGTTGGTTTGAGTCCACCAACCTGCCCGAAACCACATACAACTTGATTGTTGCTGACGAAGCTGCAGGAGCTGCTGATTACACAGCATCTCAACTTGTCTTCTTCGGCCCTCAGGCTGTTGGCGTGGGTATTGGTGGTAACAACGCTCAGATTTTGTTGAATAACAACGATGACTTCAGCCGTTTCATCATCATGATCTGGTCGCTGTTTGCCGGTTTTGAAACGCTTAACCGCGATTTCATTACGGTTGGTTACTCTTTCGTTTATTGATAGGAGCTAACTAACTATGTCCGTAATTTTTCCCGGTAATTATGTAGCCCACCTGAACGCATATCGCGAACAGGGTGTTGAGGCTCTCCCAGGTGTTGAGTTCTACCGTATCGTCGGTGCTCTCGTTTTAGATCCTGACAACGCTGGAACTCTTTCCGGTGGTGTCCTGTCTGCTGGCACCTATAGCTTGAAGGTTCTGTCACCTGATCTTCGTCAGGATGACAAGCCACGTACCGATAAAGCATTCGTGATTCCTAAGAATTCCGTTGTTTATCGCACCGCATTGAATGCACCTGGCGTTAAAGCTACTGCATCTGGTAACACCATCAAGATTGTTGCTCTTGGTGGTAACGCTCCTGGTGACACTGGCAGTGAAGTAACACTGACTGCAGCTGCTGACAAGTTCTTCCCTGCTGATGGCGCTGCCTCCGCAATGTTGGGCATTGTCAACGGAACTGCTATTAGCACTTCTGCTGATACCACCGTTCAGGTCATTACTTCTGCAAACTGCACTGCTGAGCAGAACCCTTCTGTGGGTGCAGACCGTAAGAGCCCCTCCGCCATTCTGGTCGAGATCTGCTACTACCGTCCTGCTCCGGCTCCTGACGCTAGCGATGCTCACATTCCTTACGGAATTGAAGCTGGTCAAGGCACCTGATAATAACAATCAGATAACCAAAGCGTCTCTTATGAGGCGCTTTTTTTGTGCTTATAATATGAAAAGGAATACCCCAAAAAATATGTCCGATCAAAAGTTATTTCAAGATAGTAAGACTGGCAAACTAGTTGAGTTTATCAGTACTCACGATAAAGAATTTGCGATGGTAAAAGATGCTGGAGGTAACGTCACATTCATGACATTGGATCAACTTGTTCCGTATGACCGTGAAAAAGGTCGAATGGTTAAGATTGCACAGCTTGAGCAAGAGCTTCCTGAAGAGCCATTGCCTGATCCGATTGTTCCTATTGAAGATATGCGATTGAATTTGAATGCAGCTCAAGCAGAACAGATTGCAAAACGGTTACCAGGTGTAGGTTTTGCTACAGCCAAAAAGATAGTTGAACTACGTATGTCTCTGAGTGGTGAGAGGTTTGCTAATCTCAAGCAGCTTGAGAACATCCCACGGGTTAATTGGGATCAATTAATTGAAGAGGACTTAATCTTTATTAGTTAAACTAGTAATATTAAAGTCAAAGTATAGTAATGGCAATTAGTATTGAAGAAGCGTTACTAGCTAAAGCGCAGCAAGATCAACAGAATCAAATGGGTACTGGCACTGCTGCTCTACTAGGAGGTGGAGGTGGTGCTCTCCTTGGTGCAGTCGCAGGTGAATTACCACATCAAGGTGGACTATTCATTAACAATCTGAAAGATCGTTTGGCGGCAGGGAAAGGATTAACTCCAGTTTCAAAAACTGGATTGCAGGGTGTGCGTGCCGCAGTTAAACCAGGGCCTCGTTTTGCTGGAGGCTTAGTAGGAGCAATTCTAGGTGGAGCTTTAGGTGCGGGTATCCAGCAAGAAGCTATGCAAGACAATCCAGCAGCCATACTATTGGCAAAGCTACAAACTGAAGGAGCATTAAGCCCTTCAGAAACATATCAACTGCAATCAGTGTTAGCTGACACTTACAGCAATATCACTGGAGCTGCGTAATGGAACTAGACGATTATCTAAAGTCCAAAACTAGATTTCATCTTGGGTTCAATGCTGGTGCACAGATTCCTGCTGGAGATCGGTCACGCCTAGAAGAAGCCATGGCTCTTATTCCAGACAACTACTGGTATGAGCAAATTGTCTATCACATTAAACGCTGTGACATTGCGTGGCGTGCAAGTGCAGCCATTCCAGATGACTACTTCGATGCAGGCGGCAGCCGGACGCTAAATCCGTCAAGACAAGAAATTATTTCAGGTGATGTTGAACGTACAATTCAAACATCAGATCCCTTAAAAGGTGACGATTATTTCCGTGAAATCTATCTACGAGAAATCGATCGATTAGCTGAGAGTTTATACGTTCCAAACTACCGGAGACCAGAAGTACGTCGTTATGCATTTGAACGTGCTGGTGCAGAGTTTATCTTGGCAGTTCCAGGTCCAGCAGATACAGCAGTGGGAACTCGAATGATGCTAAGCACAAGTTGGTGTTAAGTGTAGAATAGTCTTAGGATTTAAACCATAAAACTATGCATGCCGTAAATACACACGGTGCTCCTAAAATTACCATGAATAGTCAGGAAGATGACTATCAGATGAGACTTAAGCAAGCTCGTGCGCAAGCAGATGGTAACCCCTTTGTTGGTGGAGTACAACCAGAAATCAACACTGGAGAACCCATGCCTGACGCAAGGTTTGAAAAACCTCAACCTGAAGCTCAGGAACAAAATGATATGGCTTCAGATGCTCTAGACAGGAAGCTTGCTATGTATCGGAATGCTGTTGGTAATTCAGATGATGGCAACAATGATCGTCAACAAACAACGAGGATTTGATAATGGCTCTAAGTAAAGCACAACAGAACTCAATTAACCTGGACCCAAAACGGGCAATGTTGTCAATGAACATGTCAGTGACACCTGGGGATCCAACAACACAGAATAACAACCCAGACAATGTTGTTAGCTTTGGACCACAGTTTAGTGCTATGCCTCAGGGTCCAAATGCAATGACTGTCAATAAATTTACGTATCAAGACAAGGGTCTTGTCAATGCACCTCAACTAGGTGCAAATGCAATTGACCCCACATTGGTAAGTCGCACAGAAGTGAAGCCATTGAAAAATAACCAAACAATGTTTGCACCACAAGATTATTTGGCCACAGTGGGAATCAATTCACATCCTGCGATGACGGGTAAACCACAGAGCGCTATGGGACTAACTGGTCAACCAGCAATGATGCCTGATCCAATGGCAATGGTTCCTGGCAGCACTAAAACTACAATTGCCAAGAAAGGTAAATCAAACAAAGGTAATGCATAATGGCTTCTACATCTACTAATAAGCAACCGCTACTAGTTGATAACGTACTGCATAATATTGTTGACCTTGCCGGTGCAACAGTTGAGCAGACATCTGTTATCTCTATTGGTGGTTCGAACGGAGCCAAGCTAATCGTTGACTGCACTACAAATGACGGGGCCATCATTGGTGAGATCTATACATTGGCAAGGCAGACCAATACTGCATATACAGTCAACATGTATTTATCTACTGCTAGGGATATCTTGATTCCATCTCAAGCAGCCTTCCTGGGCACCTTCAATGGAGCTACTACAGAAGGATCAAAAACTGTGTATGGAGGAATGCCGTTTGTATTGAATCCAGTACCAGGGGTTGGTTCTACAGACTCAAGTATTGTAATTGGAACTCAATTCCAAGCCTTATACATTCCTAAGGGCAAGGCTCTGTGGGCAGCAGTCAAGAAGCAAAGTGCTAATGACACAGCTACAGCGGCACCATTGCTTGGGGTGCACGGCGGATTCTATTGATGCCTAGGAAGCAGAATGGCTTTGGTACGACAGAGTCATTTGCGTTTAAAGGATTTGGACGACTGGATAAAGGTAAGGGAACAGGTGCTGCTGGATATTATCCAGGTGATCGCCAGTTCGGCTCAGTGGTCCAACGATCAGTAATTGAGAAGTGGAACTTAGATAGTGACTGGGTGAAGTGGCGTAAGGGGTTTGAGATATATAGCAATGCTGGATGGAACGACCTTAAGGTCAAAGATACGTCGTATGACCCCGGTCTACCTAAAAGCTCTACGAATCAGCCATTTAAAAAGGCAGTAATTACTTCTACCTTGTTCAAAGGTAAGAGCTATGAAATTGACAATACATACACAGGATACGAATACCCAACGGCTAACGCTGACACAAACACGTACTATGTCATAAAGAAAATTCAGGAGTATAAAAACTTAGGATCCATAACATCGGTTCAGAATGATGTTGTTGCTTATCCAGTAAATAAAGCAAATAGAGAAATACACGTAGTCATCACTCCTGACGCAACAAATAAATTTCTTTTACCACAGCTGATTGGGGAACGAATTTCTGACGGACCGTTGACACAAAATGGTAGAACTGAAGCCACACTTAAAAACGTACTAACGTCAAGCGGGTTGCCAAGTATTTTTAATGGAAAAACATTAACAAGGGAACTGTCGAATGCGATCAATTTAACTCGAAATCTCACAACAGTATCAGTGAGCATACCTGTAAGTGATGTAGCAGTTACTCAGAACTCAGGAACATTCGTACCTAACCAAGGAATTAACTCACAAACGAGACAAGCAGAAACACTTGACATACTAAATAACCCAAGCTTACTAGACGGCAAGATTACTTACATAACTAATTTCTTTATAGAAAAAGCTATTTCAAATCTAGATTCAGCAGTGTATCTGGACGATGATTACTTCTTTGAGTTAACAATAGAAGAGCAGGAATCGGCTAAGTCATTAGTGGCACTAGATCAAGGCGTAAACGAATTGCCCCCAGCAATGCTCGATCTTACATCCCTTCCAACTATTTTTACAACCTCTAATGCTACATATACCGTAAAAGGATCGTATGCATTTAGAAAGTCGGATTATCAAAAGTATTTTCCAGGCATCTATATTACAGGAGATTTTATAGCCCCAAAAGTGCAGAATATATCATATTCAATACTTCCTTTTGTAATTCGTAAGGCTGACATAGTCAATAATAATTTGATCTATGAAGCAGTCCCATATGCTGCAGAAATAAACTTATACCCTGACCTGCTGGATGGATCAATATTGGTATTCTCCGACAATAGTTTTGCAAAGACATTTACAACAGACACTAAGTGGACAAACCTTGATACCGATGTGGATCCATGGATGGATGAGGTGTTCGGTTTAGGTACAGCGTTAACACCAGCAAACTCATATACCTGCAGTTGCCCTAATCATTCTCAGGCATTATTGTCGATGCCTCAGTCAAATCAAGATCCAAGTAAACGTAAAACTAATAGACAGTTGCGCTATCCACTACCCACAGCGCAAGGCCAAGATGATTATGGAATATCAGGTCAGTCACAGGCAGCAGGTAAGGTTAGCAGCTGGGAATCAGAATCACATCGATTAAGTTTCAAGCTATGCAAACACGCTGTTGCTTCAATGTTCAATGATGACATCAGAGTTAAAGAACCTAATAAATATCCGACTGCTGAAGTCAGGGCATTGTTTGACGAGAAACTAGAGAAGGAGATTGACGCTTCCTATGCAAACTTTAATAAATCATATACAAGAACCGGAATATCAATATCAGAGATTGTATTCTCACTATCAAAGGGATTAAATCTAGATTCAACGAAGACCGCATATATGGTGTTTGACAGCAAGTAATTTTATAGTACGCTAATCTAAAGAGGAAGATTATAAATAGGGATAGTCTATGTTCAAGCCGGAAGACTATGCATTACCACTAGAGAAGGTGCTAAGTTTACGTGTAATTACTGATGAGATTGATTCATGCAGTGATGTGAAATCATTGCAAATGAGCTTGAAGGAAACAACACGATTACTCATGACATATCAACATTTGCTAGGAACTATTTTGAAAGAACAGATCCATGCAAATTTAAGTCAAATGATTAAAGAAGAAACAACAGGGGATAATAGCTAAAATAGATATATCAAGAAGATAGTCTAGGGCGTTTATCGATGAAAATTCAATTAAAGCACTCTAATGTTTTAGACAGTGGTGCAGCTAAGCAGCCTACATCTGCCAATATGCTGGACGGTGAAATTGCTGTAAACTTCAATTCATCAGACCCCGCAATTTTCATTAAAGATAGTGCCGGAAATATTGTACGCATTGCAGGAAAAGCCAACTTATCGTTTACTGGGTATGAAGCGGCTATTCAAGCTGCCTCAACACCACCCTCTGGACTAGTAGCAGGGAATCTATATTTTGATACTGACGACAACCGTCTGTACTATTACTACAACAACGGCAGTACTACACAGTGGGTAGATGCAAGTACAGAAAAATTCGATACAAGTTTAATTCCTGATCCATCTAACCTAAATCATCAAAGTGGAACATTAGATGACCGTTATGTGAATTCAAACGGTGACACGATGACAGGAAATCTTATCCTGAATGCAGGTGTAAACCTAAACGCATCCGACATCTATTTGAATAACGGTAAGGTTGTTTTTGAAGGTGCTAATGCAAACGCACATGAGATTCGTTTAACTGTTATTGAACCAACAGCTGATAGAGTTCTGTCACTGCCTGATACGACTGGTACTTTGGTGAGCACTGGTGATTCAGGAACAATCACAGGAGCGATGATCGCTGATGGCACCATTCAAAACTCAGATATTAATAGCAGTGCTGCAATTGGTTTATCAAAGTTAGCCACAGGTGCTCTGCCTACTGGAATTACAGTGGCTAGTGCAAATATTGTTGATGGGACAATTGCCGATGCAGACATAAGTTCAACAGCGGCTATAACATTAACCAAGCTTGGAACTGGCGCACTCCCTGCTGGTATAACAATTACTTCCTCTGGAATTGCGGGAGGTGTAGCCACAACTGACATTGCTGCAGGTGCCTTGCCAAGTAATGTCACCGTTAACTCCAGCAATATTATTGATGGTAGTATTGTCAACGCAGATATTAGTGGATCGGCTGAAATTGCTGTTAGTAAATTAGCTGATGGAAGCTCAAATCAGTTGCTGCAAACAGATGCAGGAGGCACTGGTGTCGAGTGGTCATCAAATATAGATATACCTGGAACCTTAGATGTCACTGGTATAAGTACATTTGATGCCAATGTAAATGTTGCAGGTAACTTGACTGTAACAGGTTCAACAGTATCGCTTGATGCAAACATCGTCACCATCAAGGACGGAAATATTCAATTAGGTGTGGTCAGCTCACCAACGGATGTAACTGCAAATAATGGTGGAATTACGTTAAAAGGTACTACGGACAAAACCTTGCTATGGGTGGATAGTACAGATGCGTGGACATCGAGTGAGCACTTCAATTTGGTATCTGGCAAAGCATTTTATATAAATGGTACAGAAGTATTAAGCACTTCGTCTCTAGGAAGTGGAGTTACTGGGTCTAGCTTGACTGGACTAGGAACAATTAGTACAGGTGTTTGGCAAGGAACACAGATTGTAGATACGTATCTTGCAACACTTACAACAGCAGGTAAGGTTGCAAACTCTGCAACAACAGCGACGAACTTAAACTCTGCTAGTGCAATTGTTTCACGTGATGCGTCGGGGGATTTTATAGCTCGTAATATCACTGCTGCATTAATTGGAAATGCGTCAACAGCAACAACACTTGAAACAGCAAGAACGATATCACTTACAGGAGACTTGACAGGTTCAGCAAGTTTTGACGGCTCAGCTGATATCACTATTAATACCAGTGCTTCCTTTACTGGAGTAACAAACCTTTCTTACAACACTTCTACTCGTACGGTTCAATCAGATACTGGAACAGATGCCACACTTCCTTTGTTCAGTAGTAGCGTTGCTGGACTAACTGGCGCTTCTGGTGGTGGTACTACAAATTATCTACGAGCAGACGGCACGTGGGCCACTCCACCTGGAACCGCAACTAATCTAGGGTTTACCTCTAGTACTTCTACGATTACATCTAGTACAGGTACTGGCGTTGCGTTGCCTACATTCACCTCAAGCGAGAAAGGACTAGTACCCTCGTCCGGTGGGGGAACACAGAAATTCTTACGAGCTGACGGAAGTTGGATAACAGTTGGTAGCCGCCAAACATTTGTAGGCACCTCTGCACCGTCATCAGCGAATGAAGGCGATCAATGGTATGACTCAGATGAAGGAAGAACGTACATCTATTACGTAGATACAGACTCAAGCCAATGGGTAGAGGGGAATCCCAGTTGGAATGGTGGCATCCCTGTTGGATCTGTGACGCCAGACTACTTAAGTACTGGTGGTCCGAACTGGGATACGTCAGGCAACCTTGGTATTGGTACGACCACACCAGGGGACAAGCTGGAAATCCATGGGGATGGTGCTGGAATTATTATCAGATCCCCAAATAGTACGCGCTATCGGATCACTGTTAGTAACGCAGGAAGTCTGACAGTCGCTGCAGTCTAATCAAAGCAAATAGGGTAGAATCACAATAGTTGAATAATATAAATGCCTTGCAAAAAAACAGATTTAATATCTGCTATTAATTCATTCGGCGCCGCTAGAGCAAGTGGTGACAACACCCTTCTAGCTTTCAGTGTCAATCTTGTACAAAGCTTGCTAGATACTATTGAGTTTGAGGATGATAAAGTTTCGGCAAGCGTTCAAATCACAGAAGATAGTGACTCGAAAGATATAGGGGAGTAAGAAATTTCGATATACTAAAGATACATTGATGAAGTCATCGACCTGCAGGGAGTGCAATAATGGCCGCCATTCAGTTTCCTAATAATCCAAGTGCAGGTGATCTTTTCGTTGCTGGAAACGGAATTCGCTATACATATGATGGAGAAAAGTGGAAAACACTTGGAACATCAACAGTAGGAACTGAAGGTCAATTCCTTGAGACACCAACAGTACTTACTATTAATAAGGTCATCGCTGCTAATACCAACACAGGCGCTGTAGGTGATCTCGCAATTGATTCAGGTGTTGTAGTAACAGTTCCATCAAGTTCGACCTTCCGTATTCTGTAATTTCACCTAAACTATATTGCAAACTATATCTACTACAATAGGTTTAGAGATATGATGCCTAGTGGTTAATTATGGCTTACGGGAAAATTAAAGTTGATACCTTAGTTTATGACAATAGTGGTAGTGATGTAGAGCTATCTGTTTCTACTATTTCAGGTGTGTCACTGTCAACTGCAAACACATGGACAGCTGGACAGCGTGCAGAAATTACAACATTGACGGACGGAGCAACAATTACTCCCAACTTAAACGACTCGAATAATTACGTCGTAGTTCTTGGTGGCAATCGTACAATTGCAAATCCAACAAACATTACTGCTGGTCAATCAGGTTCGATTTTTATTACACAGGATGGGACAGGCAGTCGTACAGCCGCGTGGGGTTCTTATTGGGATTGGATAGGCGGAAGCGCACCCACACTTTCAACTGGAGCTAATGAGACAGATCGTATTGATTACATCGTTCGTAGCTCTACATCTATTCAAGCCGTCGCTACCCTTAATTACTCATGAGTTTTGTAGGAAGTAATATACTTGCTGGTGCCTCTGGACAAGGAGGCGCTGGTGTCTACGAGATCGCACGTAGTCTTAGGTTTAACTCAGGAGATTCTGCGTACTTAAATAGAACCCCAAGTTCTGCAGGTAATCGCAAGACGTGGACATGGAGTGGTTGGGTAAAAATCGTAGATGATACAGAAGCTAATATATTTAATGGAGGCACAAGCGGATCAAACGATTTTTCTATTAGAATTAATGATGGTGAATTGTGGGTGCAATCATATACAGGATCTTGGGTATGGCGAGTAAAAACTACAGCATTATTCAGAGACCCTTCTGCTTGGTATCATTTTTTAGTATCATTTGATTCGACGCAATCTACTAGTGCAGACCGAATTAAAATTTATGTCAATGGTGTTCAACATACTAATTTTAGTACGTCAACCTATCCAAGTCAAAATCTTGACAGTTTAGTCAACAGTACGGTCCCTCATACATTTGCATATAGTCCTGCATATAGTTACAGTAGTTTTTACTTAGCTGATACCCACTTCATCGATGGTCAAGCATTAGCACCCACAGATTTTGGTGAGACTGACGATAACGGTGTGTGGCAAGCTATTGATACTGCTAGCCTAACGTTCGGAACAAATGGTTTTAGACTTTTGTTTGCAGATAACAGCGCTGCAACTGCAACAACATTAGGAAAAGATACTTCTGGAAATAGCAACAATTTTACTCCTAACAATCTTAGTATTACTGCAGGTGTAGGCAACGACAGCTTAACTGACACCCCAACTAACAATTTTGCAACGTTAAACCCATTGCACGCTGGTCATTCTACGTTGACGAATGGGAATCTAGATGCGAGTGGCAGCAGTGATCTGCCAACAATTATTCCAGGATCTGGCCAATGGTATTACGAAATTGGTACGACTGGTTATAACTGGGATGGGACAGCAGCGAATTTTACAAGTGCTGCAGGCTCATATAATTTTGGACAGCGACCATTCAGCGGCACTCCAAACACTGGACAC